AAACTTCATCCTTTGCTGCACGAGTCCAGCTTACTCACACTACTCACGCGTAGCAATGATAATATACATACACTAGATCGTGCAGACATCTTTTGCACAATGAACTTGCGTCATTGTAAGTTAACGAACCCATCACCGAGAGCGCTTTTGATCGCATACCCCAGGCGTAAGTAAGTGCTTCCTTCCCTAACCACAGTCCATGACCTAACATCGCCAACACTTCAGTCAACAAGTCAGTACTAATCCTGTTTCTCACCAGGTAGAGCAGCGGGTACTGTGTTAGCACCCCCCTCGACTGAACGTCTTTAGTCGCCTCTTCTAGAGGCACTGTTGTTCTCACAGGATTCACCACCTTTCTCACTTTAACTTCAGCTGGTGGCACGGGCCCCGCATCAGTTCCACTAGAAATCATAGTCTTCCGGTAAGAAGCACATTTCATAGTTTCCTTGACACTCACGCCGATAACCCCCAACACGTACTGTTCCACAGGCGTGGCACAGTGAGTCAGATAATCAATGGTTGCATTCTCTCCCAAACCGTGGGCAGCCGCCGCAACCGCATTCTCCTCTCTCGAACAATCAATAGACAAAACCATACTTTCAGTCGATAGTCCATTCGTTCTACATGGCCCATCAGATAAGCCGCTCTTGCCAGTTAGCAGGCTCCTAGCGACCGACGAACTCAACTTGCACATCCTCTTCACACTAGAGACTAGCAACGCACCCATCGAGGTGTTCTGCGCCCTGTTGCACAACGTCCAACTGTGCCCGATGATACTCTTCAACCCCTCTTCAGGACTCAGGCGCACATCATTTGACCAGTTCCCGTTGACGCAGGTGCTGATTGACCTTGACACATATCCGCGCGCACAATCTTCACCGTAACACACTCTCAAAAACTCTGCGGCGTACACCCCTACACTCTGCTTGAGCGGATTCATCGCCAATCCAGCCTCCTTGCACGAGCTCAGCACATCCTGCGCGATCTCGTAACTCGGCGCGCTGATATATACATCATCACCCACGTGCAGGCTCTTCAAGTCAATGATTTTGGGGTAAGCCACCCTGATATAAGCCTCGTTCAACACTGTGTTAAAGAACGTTGTGCATCTATGGCCACTCATCATGGTCCCAGCCAACGTACCCAGCACCTCACCTCCTACTAATAGAGTCGAGTTATAGATGCTACCTATTAACTTATCTCGCAGCTCATCCGGGTAACCGACGTGCGCACACAACTCTTCGATCACGATCTTCATGTACGAGTTCCTATGCCTCGAATTGAAGTCATCGTAATCCAGCATGACGTTCACGGGCCCCGTCTTTCTCATGGATCTGATGCGTTTACCGATCTTCCACGTACCGATACCACCAGGGTCCAAGATGGCCTTGATGTTCTTCCACCGTTTCTCCACTGGTTTCATGAGATGCTCAAATGCGAAATACGTCAAAGAATCACCTGAGTAGATAGCCCTGGTTTTGCCGCATTCCAACTTCCAACTCAACGAGAAATAGGCTTTCCCGTCCCAGCCAGTGATCGGCTCCCAGACCAGACGTTCCGCAAAAACTCGCCTATGCACTTGCTTGTTCTTCAACGCTTCCGCGGGTTCGACCAGATCAGGGTGCAATCTTTCAATCAACTTCGAGTGTGCTCCGTTGACGCACCACTCCCACCTTCTCTGCCAAAATTCATCGATACCTTCGAACTCCACATCCTCGGGACACTCTCTCTGTATCACTCTTCTAATCTCACGTCGCATGTCATCATCCGGCAGGTCATGTAGAACACTTTCGAGCTTCTTGCCTCCAACACGATATTCAGCGTCCGCGGTAGGGTGCGGGATTATCGCTCCTCTTCCCTGCAACGCCTCCGCTTCACAGATCATCGAACCTAGGTGTGTACAATTCAGTCCGAGACTCTTTATCGCGCCACTCAAGCATTTGCAACCTTTTGGGTCCCGGACGAACCTAGTTGCCACTCTCGCAGCATAAGGGCAATACGGGTTGATCGCCACAGCAAACATGATCGCTGCACTCAACTGATCGTCCGAAAAACCATCTTGATAGCTGGTACAAACTCTCATATCTTCACAGAGGTTAGGGACGAAATCCATGGCTCTCGCATACACCTCATTCGCGAACACATTCACCTTGTTCGTCGCCCCTACATGTGATTTCAGGGGGTACGCACGCCTACGCTCATCCTTGTTAAAGATGTCCACCGGCGGCCTCCCCTCACTTGGCAACGGGGCTACAGCAGCATCCATCAGCGACCTGATAGTCATGTTGCCGGCCTTCACCTGAACAGGAAAATCCATGCACAACAGTGAGTACGCACACACAGACACTTCACCTCTTCTGAGTCTGATTGAGCCCATGGCCATGACATCGGACTCTATGCTCCGAGTGTCAATTAGATCATCGACCACAAGCGCATTCTTCAAGAACACTCCGAGCGTGCCTAGTTCCTCCGCACGTTCCAATACTCTCTCGGCTCTCTTCGCATAGCAACCACCCAACCTCGCACATACAGCAACGGCGTCGTCGGTCAGGCCTGTTTTGCTAATCCTCGAGCTCATCAACTCTTTCAAACATCTATTCCATAACTGGGTCCAAGATCCGTGATCATGTTTCACAACTCTATCCGATTTCTTGGACCTCTTTAAGGCTTCATAGTTGATCCTCGCCATCAACTCTGCTCTGTCTTCTTTTCCCGCAGGAGCTCTCGCACGCACCCGCCGTACCACCTCGTCCAACTCCGGCGCGTCGATCATCCACTCCTCAATAGCGAAATTCTCGGCCAAGTCATCCAGCCCATTGCGCATTGGCGAATGGTTTAACAGAACGTCCGGCTGCCGCTTAATGATCTCCCTCACCACGCCAGAATGGGTGTACTGGTTCACACGGTGCCACGGGATCTCTCCTTTGGCGGCTCTCATCCTGAGCTCCACCGCTTTCGCGTCGTGCTTGATCAGATCATCGATGTCGACTACTTTCAATCCAGAGCAAGATGCTCCGCGCTTGAACGAAGACTTGCCCCAACCTGAGCCGGCCACGACCAGAATCAGTCGCTTCGCGCCGGCTCGGGGTCTCAGCGGAGTGTCGGACGACGCCCTGAACGTTCTCGGGACTGGCCTCAACCACTCAGAAGCGGCGACGCTGCCCCAGGGACTGGGCGTGCCTACCACTTTTGTGACCAGCTCCTTGAAGTGCACACTCTTGAAACCTGCGCACTCGATGACCCTCTTCCAATCCTCATCAGCGAAAGACGCCCATCCACTTTCCGTCGAAGTATCCTCCGGCATGCTTACAGTAATTTGAGTCCTGAAGCTCGGACTATAGTTGCGCTAGGAGGAGAAAAAGAAAATCTCCTCTATCCGCATTCGGTGTTAAATCTGTCAAAATAGCGAGCAATGCAGCCTTGCCGGGATCAACAGAACCTTACTCCAGAGGCTGACGCACCTAAAACCTTCCCCGGTACTTTTCAGGCAGGGACGTTGTACACATTGTGCCAGTGGCTCGCGTGTTTTTTCTCAGATTAACAAGACGGGGATCTAAACATGATGAACAGTTAGG